TCAAAAAAAGTTGAAAAATTTTTGCTCAGAGGGGGCGCAAAATGCCTCTCCCAGTTCAAACAAGTGAGTGGGAGTGATTCCAAGCTGATTCGTTACTGAACGCAAAATCGCAATCAATATGATGAAGCCCCCGAAAGTGCGAAACTTCCGGGGCTTCATCATGCTTTCCGCCTTCTAGGCTCGAGCCAGATAACACCTCTCAAGGTGTCGGACGCCTCGTCGCTGCTTACCTCTTTACGTACGGTGTCAGGTTTCCATTGGTTCCGTGTTTTTCGTAGGCATTATGACGTTTGCGAGCGCCACTACCTTTGCCATGTTGGGGCCGGACAAGGCCAAGCCGTGTCAGGAAAGCTAAGAACCATCGTGGCTTGACATAGCGGCATCCGCAGAATGATTACGATCCTGTGCAAACGTAGAATGTCCTTCCTCCGTTTTTGCGGAGGAAGGACATTTTCATACCGTTTTCAATATTATTTGCGGATTATCCTGGACAATCATTGCTAGGCCAGCATGCTGGTCCACATGTTTGCGAAATCAGGAAGCGTTTTCGCAGTGGTGGCGATGTTCTTGATTAGAATGCCGTTGATTTTCAGCCCCAGCATCGCAGCGAACGTCGCCATGCGATGGTCCGCATAGGTTTCCATTTCAGCCGGCCTGAGATTCGTTGCCGGCACTGGCACGATCTCCAGACCGTCGGCCAGCTCACGGGCTTCTCCCCCGACTCTGGTGATTTCGTTGACCAATGCTTCCAGACGGTTCGTCTCGTGGCCGCGCAAGTGGCCGATGCCCAGCATGCGCGTAGGCTTGTCGGCGAAGACCAGGATTGCGGCCAGCGATGGCGCAATCTCGCCGGCCGCAGTCAGGTCGAAATCACCCAAGCCGTTGATATGGCTGCTGCCGGTCACTTCGCAGTACCGGACGCCGTCGATCACGGGGAAGCTGATTTCAGCGCCCATATGTTCCAAGTATCCGGGAAGCAGGCCGCCCGGCTGGGTGGTGGATTCCGGCCAATGGGGCACGCGCACGGTTCCTCCGGCGATGAGCGCTGCGCCAAGGAACGGGGCGGCATTCGACAGGTCAGGCTCGACCGTCACGGTTTCGGGCAACTGCACGGCTCCCGGCTGCACGGTCCACACGCGGGCGTGTTCGTCTGCGTTGGCACGCACACCGGAACCTTGCAGATCGGCCACGGTCATGCGAATATGCGGTAAACTCGGTGTCTTCTCCCCCGTGTGATGCAGTTCCAAACCGCCTGGCACTCGAGAGCCGACGAGCAATAGTCCCGAAATAAACTGCGAGGATCCCGAAGAATCAATGCTGACTACGCTCGGCTCGGCGCACTGGCTCACCGTTTGAGGTGGAATGATTGTAAATGGCAGGCGCCCTTCCTCGCCGTGGTATTCGATACATGCCCCCAACTGTTCAAGACCGTCCAACACGGGCTTCATCGGACGCGCATACGCCTGCTCGTCACCGTCGAAATCCACAGGACCGTCCGCGAACATGGCAAGACCGGGCACAAAGCGCATCACCGTTCCCGCAAGACCGCAGAACACCTTCGTACCACCGTGGAACCGGCCGTCGGACGGCGGCACCACCGTAACCGTGGTGTCAACCTGCTCATCGATTTCGCAGCACACTCCCAACGAACGCAGTGCGTCCATCATCAGCTCGGTATCACGCGAGCGCAACAGACCGACCAATCGCACAGGACGATGCCCGAGAGCCGCAAGAATGAGATAACGGTTCGACAGGGATTTGCTGCCCGGCACCACAACGGTGGCGTCGAGCGGCTTGCCGGCAAACGGCGCCGACCAAAGATTCTCTTGAGATGCGTTCATAGGGCTTATCGTATCCAAAACCCGAGGAAAACAACGCTTCAATCTCGCCATACAGCACCCGTATCTTGCTCGAACTCGACAATCAAATGCCATCCATACCATTTCCGTTTGAAAACCCAGGCGGACAGAACTATGCGAATATCACAAAATGCCACGAGGAATTCCCGCGATCGTCGTGTTTGTACCGGAAACCGGGGAAAGGATTTTTCAAACCGTCTGAAACACCTTTGTTTCCAACGGTTTTGGTCGGGCTGACAGGATTTGAACCTGCGACATTCTGCTATATTCGGGCATGGCATGACTGAGCGTAGCCGGGTGTGAGCATTGTCAAGAACGTTGAAATTCCAACGTTCTTAACAATACGATACGCAGTGGTTCGCTTTGTTGAAATTAACTGTTCGCAACTGTCATCGTGTCGATATCGTGTCGATGTGGTCGAACCGCGCAGCCTTCCATCGGAAAATGAAAAAGGCCCCTCCCCCAGCATAGAAGCTGAGAGAGGGGCGAGTGCGAGTCTCACGTCAGAAAATTAATCACTGGCCGTCCTCGTCGGCCTTGACAGACGTGAGCTGGCTCACGCCGATGAGCGCGCCGACGAACAAACCGATCGCGTTGATGGTCGTAACGAGTTCGCCGCAGTGCGGCAGTCCCCATTGCGGGCCGACCGCTCCGACGAGCCATGCGACGGCCGGCAAAGCGATCAACGCGAGCCACTTGAGTATGTCGTATACCCTGCCCGGCAGCAGGTAATCGGATTGCGGGCTATTGGATTCATCCATTTTTCACCTCTTTAAACATTGCGGCAACCGTCTCCACAACGCTTAAAGTCGTGGAGACGGGAGTTTCAGCGCAGGTACTGTCCGGGATAGATAACGTATGGGCTGCGGATGCCATTGCGTGCGGCAGCCGACTGCCAGCCGGAGCCGTAGATGCTCCAAAGGCTTTCGCCGGAACGGACCACATGGCCTCCGACCCCGCTCGAAGCGGTGGACACGGACGTGCCGCCATAGGTGACGATCTGTCCCGGATAAATCCTGTTGATGTCACCGCTCGGCACACGCCAGGCGGACACCGGCTGGAGTCCGGTCCTCGCGGCGATAGCACTCATGGTGTCACCGGAACGGACCACGACGCTACGCGAACCCGTGGCGGCCGTTCCGCCGGAACCTCCGCCGAGGCGACTGTTGACGATCTGCATGACCGCCGCGTAATTGCCACCCAACGCCTGCCTGCGGGCCGGATCATTGCCGAAATCGCCGCGGATGGTGCGCGTGGCCAAAGCGTTCAGGTCGACCGCCGGAGCGGTCGTGGGCTGAGGTTTCGGCTTGACACTCGGCAGATCCGCCGCGCCCTTGTCGTCAGGGTTCGCGTACTTGCGCCATGCCGCGCGGTCGCCACGGAACTTGTTCAGGTCGAGTCGTCCAGACCAGCCGCTGAGACTGCCGTTGGACGTGTACTGGCGCATGACCTCGCCGCGGGCGCCGATATTCCACGGCGCAGTCTGGTAACCGGTGACCATGTTCGTGGCGTACTGGGCGATCCAGATGCCGCAGTTTAGTTCGGTCTCCATGCCGGCGACCTGCCAGTAGCCGGAGTCCATCGTGTAGATGATGGGGTTCACGCCCGTCAGTCGCTTGACCTCGCGCGCCCACCTGCGTGGCCACTGCTTGTCGCCCCAGGCGGCGTTGTCCTGCGCCTCCCAGTCGAGGATCAGTACGCTTTTGCGAATATATCCTCGCACGTTGTCGACGAAGAACCTGGCCTCGGTCTCGGGGTTGCCGCCGCGCGCGTAATGGTAGACGCCGGTCTCCTTGCCGCTGTTGACGGCGCCGGCGAGCTGACGGTTCGCGTCGGTGTTGACGCCGTTGGACAGGCAACCACCGTATACGCCGCCGGACCCCCATGTGGTGCCGACGATGACGAAATCTGCCGGCACGGTCGCGGTGTCGATGCCGCACTGCCAGTTCGAGATGTCGTATCCGTTCATGTCGGCCATCGCGGCTGGCGCGACAGCCATGGAGATGGAGACCGCGAGCGCGGTCAGTAGCTTGCGCCATTGTCGGCGTGGATTCATGTGCTTGTGTTTCGGCTTGCCTTTGTTGAGGATGTTCAATTCCTCTCCTTTCCTTTGTCCGTACCGTCCGCCTTGTACGGACGGTGTGGAAATCTTTTGAATCTTTCAATCTGTGTTCGCGATATGCGCGTCACGTATGTCTTGGATCATCGAGGTTCCGGTTCCATTGCCGCCCAGACCGTGGTAAGCGGCATATATTCGTTCCGCGCTTTGCTTCAACGGAATGCTCGCAACACCACCTGCATCGACCATCTGACGGTGCAGAGCCTCGAGTTTGCAGAACAACAGTTCCCTGACGCCCTCATGCAGTGGATCGTGACGTTGGTCGACCTTGCTCAGAATCCAGGTGACGAACACGCCGCTGCCTCCGCTGCCGATGATGGCGATAACGATTGCGACGATGGTTTCCTGGCTCATTGGGAATCCTTCCGAAAGGAAAATCCCACACGTGGCTACCGTTGGAAGCTGCGATAACCACGTGTGGGATTTTGGAGGTTGAAATGTTGTTGGGAACGTTTGTGGATGAGGTCTGGTGGCCCTCCTGCGGGAAGCTCCGCGAGTGCACGAGGGTAGGCTACGAGTCGGCCTACCGCTGCCACATCCAGCCGAAATGGGCTGACGTCGACATGGAGTCGATCACCGCGAACGACATCGAGGAGTGGCTCGGCTCGTTCAATCAGGCCGGCGCCGCGCGCAAGGCGTGGGCCGTGCTGCGGGCGATACTCCGACTCGCCTATCGCAAGGGAGTCACCGACAATGACGTGACACGTCGTGAAATCAGACTGCCGCACCTGCGGCGGTATGAGCCGCGCGTGCTCGACGCCAGACAGGTAAGACGGCTGCTCAAAGGCTTCTACGGTCACGCGTTGGAAGCCTGGTTATTGGTCTCCGTCTGCGCGGGACTGCGCCGATGCGAGTCCGTCGGCATTGAATGGGCCGACTTGGATTTACGCCGGGGAACCGTGACCGTCAAAAGGTCAGTGCAATGGGTCGCTGGACATGAAACGGTCACCGACCCGAAGACCGACCAGAGCCGACGGACGGTCGCACTACCACGGTTCGCAGTCAAACGGCTCGCGCAATTGCGCCACGGCAGAACCGGCAGGCTGGTCGGCGATCTGAACGCCAACCAGGTGGCAGCTCATTACACGTCATGGTGCCAACGCATGAAACTCCCCTGCGTGCCGCCGAGGAACCTCAGGCACACCTTCGGCACTCTGGCAATCGCTGCGGGAGCCGATATCTCAGTGGTCGCACGACAACTCGGTCACAGCGACATCAAGACAACCGCCCGCTACTATCTCCGCCCCGATTTGTCCGTGCTGAGAAGTCTGCAGCGGGCATGGGAGCGGCTCATTATCGGGGTCGCATAGCTTTCCGTAACCCAGCTATGGAAGCCGCCGTATACGAACGACAGACTCACTCTATGTCGGGTCGGACGCGTCGTCACGGTCAACGGCAACGTCAAGTTCGACGGCAGTGGACAGCAGAACTACTCGACGGCGAATGAGACCATCCCAGAAGCGTTCCGTCCACTCGCCGATATGAGCATCATCGCGTTCCTGTCCTGCGGCTTCAGCCTGCTTGTCGAGCGTGGCGGGAAGGTGCGGATGCTAGGCGACCCGAAAGCCGCCTACTCCACGGCGCACGGCTGTTGGATGACGGAATAGTTTTCCGTAACCCTGTACCAGGATTCCAATTGGATCATCATGCGTAACGGCGGAATTTTGATCAAGTCGGTGAGTGTTAATCGGTTCGACAGTCCTGAATGCTGTTGAATGTCGTCGGAACGCTGGCGTCCTTCGTCCATCGTTACTTGCGGTCGGCCAAGTATCGAACAAACGGCGGAAGCCTCACGGCCAGGCCTGTTATTCGAGTGGAACGTGGAAACAATAGCATTCCGTAACCCCGATTCATTTCCAATCCCATGACCCGGAATTCGCAATCAGACGTCGTCCAATTTTGGCAGTCACGGCCGGTGGTCAACGGCCAATCCAGAAGAAGGCGTGGGATGGTGTCCTTTGGCAAGCTGGATGTGCGCCGTAATGGAAGGTTCATGTTCGTGGACAGTCAGCAGGGGCGTCAAATGCAAATCGGCTGCTTGGTGGTCGCAGCACGTGAACGGTCCCCGTATGGCGAACATTCCCGCAACACGGCATGCCGGGTACGTTTCCCGGAGGCGGGTTCGGCCGATATAGTCATCCGAAAACCGGTTCTGGCCCACCGTAAATGCGTCCGTTGCTCCCAATTATGCCCACATCGCATGTTGGGATTCGGCCTAGACGAATTCCACACCATCGGCACCGAATTCTTCGAACATTGACGATATCGGACGAACACGCCTATAAGCGTCACCGATCCGTGTTCCAGGTGCCATGTTTTCCGTCGTGGGCGTTCACGTTCGCGACCACCCAAGACCGATCGTTTTGGATGGCTTACGCCGCTTGAACATCACGACAGTGAAGGCCGATTCACGGCCTGCTTCAACGAAGCACCACGTCAAACCATCCCTGACCGTGGGTGTTCGAAGCGCCGTAAGCCACCGGAACGGCGGTGGACTGCCATTGCGAATTGGCACGTCTGGGTTACGGAAAGCAGAAAATGGATTAAACGGCGTGCCGACGCAATCCTGATTGCTGCCAGCGTTTCCCATGTCGCCACTCGGATAGTTCCATCAGCTGCCGTGAGCTTCGCGCCGTTTGCCCATATACAAGGCAGAGTCGACAAGTCAACGATGGGACGGATTTCCGGGCATCGCGCGCCCACTTATCCGCCGTTACGTTCAACTGGAGGGTTACGGAAAACTATTCCACCCAACAGCCGCACCGATAGCGCTGTTCGATCGCACCTTGCCGTCACGTCGACCAGGCTTATGCAAATTCATTCTCATTCGGTCGAAGATGAAGGACGTTGCCGAACGACGCGTCCGGACACTACACTGGGTTACGGAATCCCACAGCTGGCTCATCGGAGGCAACTGCTTGACAAGCATGACAGGAGTTCCGGCGGTGATGCCACTGATTGAAATGCGGGCGATCGGAATCCACACGGTACCGGAATTGTTCAGGATACTACCCGACGGAACCGTGGGATCAGCCGCCGTGCCACTGGTGGCGGTGCCCTTCAACACAGCGAGCGCGATCGTTTCGATGTTGTTCGAACCTCGCGTGTATTTCACGCAGATCAGGTCGTTGCGGTTCCGTCCCGTGACTCCGCTTTCGATCGTGACGGTCTCCGCCGCGGTGACGCGTGCGTACCGTCCTTCGATCACAAGGTTGAGGACCGGGATGAGCGCTTTGTTTGCTGACTGCATGGTCACGGCGGGGAATTTGCCGTCGCTGCCTTGCAGCAGGTAGTTGCCGTTTCCGACCAGTCCGGCCTGCATGGCTCCTTGGTCGCTGGATGTGATGTGCGGAGCGCCGGCCTTGCCGGTGATGAGATTCATGGTCATGGTCATTCCTTCCTATCTGTTGTGTTGTTGAGGTATGCGGCGTAGGCGGCGTCCTGCGTGGCTGCCAGCGCTTTGAACGTCTGCCAGCATGCGGTACAGACGAGCGCGCCCTGTGCGACTCCGTCGACGGTGGTGTGGGTGATGTCGTGCCAGTCGCTGGAGGTGCGTGGGTCACCGTCGGCGAGGTATGCGGAGGCGTGGCATCGGTCGCAGGTGTATCTGGTGATGTTCGTGGTTCGTGCCATTGATGTTCCTTTCTCTTTCAGGCTGTGCGCTGGTAGATGTGTCCCGGAAGGATGGTGTTGCATTCCTTCCAAGTGCCGCCGTAGGTGGTTCCCGGATTTGTTGTGGCGGTGGTCCAGTAGAGGGAGCCGACCGGGTGGGCGGCGATGAACGCCTGGCTTGCGCTCATGCCCGTCTCGCCCTTGTCGCCCTTCGGGCCGACGAGGCTTGTGTTCGAGACTGGCTTGAACGTCACGTTTTTCCCGGTGGCTGCGATCTGTGCGTACATCAGGTTCTTGCCGCCGTTGGTCATGGCGAAGAAGTATTCGCCTACGACCGGGGCACGGTTGAAACTGAGTGCCCGCCAGTCAAAATCCGAGCATGCGGACTCCCAGTATCCGGATAGTATGCGTGTGATGATCAAGGCAGGCAACCCGGTCTCGCCGCGTTGGCCGGCCTCTCCTTTCGCTCCGGTGGCCCCGGTCGCGCCAGTGGCGCCGGCAGGGCCCTGCGGTCCTTGCACTCCCTGCTTGCCTTGCGGTCCGGTATCGCCCTTGGGGCCTTTGACGTTGCCGAGCAGAATCTTCGTCATATGCGCTCCTTACTTTCCGTCATTGATCATGTAGTACAGGTCGCCCGTCGCCGGATCGTAGGAGACGGGAGCCGCCGACGCGGTGGTCGTATCCGCGTACACGGCGTACAGGTCTCCGTTCGGGTCGACCTGCAGTGTGAAGAATCCGGAAGTTGGCGCCGTCACGCCGCTGGCACCCTGCGGTCCTGTCGGCCCCTGTGGGCCCTGCAGTCCCTGCACACCTTGTATTCCCTGCTTGCCTTGCGGCCCGGTGGGGCCTGTTGCTCCGGTAGGTCCGGCAGGGCCGGTGTCGCCTTTCGGACCTTGCGGGCCGGTAGGGCCTCCTTCTCCGGCGGGTCCGACATCGCCTTTATCACCCTTGTCACCTTTCAGCCCTTCAGGACCTTGCGGGCCGGTAGGGCCGGCAGCTCCAGTGGCTCCTTTAGGCCCGGTCTCGCCGGTATCGCCCTTCACGCCTTGTGGGCCGACGTCACCTTTTGGACCTTGCGGTCCGGCAGGGCCTTGCGTTCCGATGATGGATTGACGGGAAATCGTCTTTCCCGTGAATAGGCTGCCGGACTGTGAAACGCACTGCTAGACGATGCTGTATTTTCCGCCACCTGACAATGCGGTCGAATATTCATTGACGAGTGGTGTTCGGTTCAACCATTCGCTCACGTTCCCCGTGAAAGTGGATCCCACCGGATATTCGCCGACGAGGGATTTCTTCATCACGAGCGCCGGAAGGCCGACGTCGCCTTTAGCTCCCTGAACGCCCTGCGCTCCTTGCTTGCCTTGCGGGCCGGTGGCCCCGGTATCGCCCTTGTCACCTTTGGGGCCTTTGATGTTGCCGATCAATAGTCGCGCCATGTGTCACCTTTCCGGGATGTCCACGTACAGGTTCCCGCTCTCGGAGTCCCAGACGAACGAGGGTGGGTTCGTGTTGTCCGGATAGTTCACGTACAGGTCGCCGTCGCCTTCCATGCTGAGCGTGAAGAAGCCGTTCGAGGGGGCGGATACGCCGCTGTCGCCCTTGTCACCCTTCTCCCCTTGCGGGCCCTGGATGCCTTGGGAACCTTGGATGCCTTGTCTGCCCTGGGGGCCGGTCGCTCCCTGTGGACCCGTGGGACCCTGCGGACCTGTGGAACCCGTCGGGCCTTGCGGTCCCGCCGCGCCGATCGCGCCGGCATCACCCTTATCGCCTTTCTCGCCGCGTATCCCCTGCAGTCCCTGCGGGCCTTCGGGACCGGCGACGCCTTGCGGCCCTCGCTCCCCGATCGCTCCTTTCTCTCCCCGAGGACCGGTGGGGCCGGTCGCTCCGGCGGCCCCCTGTGGTCCTGTGTCGCCCTTGTCGCCCTTCTCCCCTTGCGGACCCTGGTCGCCTTTCGGAAGCCCCAAATTCAAGGTTTTGTCGCTGCCGGCGCCCGTAAGCGACGCGCTTGCCTGTGCACCGGGGGCGAACGTGTCCACCGAACCGATTTTCAGGCCGGTGATGTAGTCGCCTTTCGGCTGTTTACCCGACAATGCGTTGTTGAGCGCGTCGATGTCGTTTCTGGTCACGTCGGCGCTGAACGTCCAGGCGTCGAGTTTGAGGCCGGCTCCAGCGTAGTAGGCGTGGCCACCATCCCCGATGGAGGATTCTCCGCTGTTGCCGCCGGCGCTGGCACCTCCGGATTCGTAGGTGACGGTGAGCACGCCTCCCGAAACCTTGACGATCTTCTTGGAGATCTCGGCAGTGACGACGAGGCCCGTGTTGTTGTCACGACCCGTGACCAGGTCGCCAACGTCCGCGTCGATGCCGTCGGGAATGTCCACGTCGATGGTGCTAGTATTCCGAAGCTCCTGGAATTTCTGCCTGCCCTTGTCCTCGAGCTCGTCGGCTTCGGCGTTGGACAACTCGTATGTGGCGGTGCGTTCGTCAAGGCCTTTGAGGGTCTGCGTGTGGCTGAACGTGCCGTTCGCGTCGGCGTACCAGTGGATGACGGTACGGTCCTTGAGTTCGCCCTTGCCCAGGCAGATGAGATGGTTGATCGGGTGCGCCGCCTGTTTGGCGGTGAAGTCGATGAGGTCCGAGTCGATGCTGTCGCCGATCGTGCGGACGGGCATGGCGCTCATGGATACCTTGTCGCCGTCATTACGCAACCGGAGTTTGAGTCCGCTTGCCCTGAGCATCTTGACCAGACCGCTGTACAGGTCCACGTACCGGTCGAACTGGCAGGTGGTCTTGTGGTCGGCGCTTTCGTCGGTGACGGTGAACAGGCCTTGCAATCCCGCACGGCTGACGAGCGTGCGCATAATGACGGGAATCGTGCCGGACAGGGTGAGGTAATCGTTGTTCCCGTCCGGTTCGATGATCTTCGAGGCGAGCACTCCATGCCAGTCGCGGCCATGCCATGTGACGGTGGACAGGCCTCCGTCCACGTCGACATCCGTGTCGTCGATGATGCCGCCGTACTCGGTGCCGTCGATCATGATGCGGCTCCCCGCCTTGAGCGCGGCGTCTTCGACCTGCAGGTCGAAGTCGTTCTCCCCGCTACCGAACGCGAGGTCGAGCGTGTATGAGGCGTGGCTCGCCACGGGTTTGCCTGTGGCGTCGGTGACGATCAGGTCCATGGCGGTTCGCTCCTTTCCTCGCAGACCGTCAAGTCGAATTGGAATCCTCCCGGCCAGCTGATCGGCTGTGTTCCGGGCGCGAGCGGTTGGAACACGTACCGGCCGGAATCCTTGCCCGACCCTCGCACGGCCTGCGCGAAGCAGTTTGTGACGAGACCTGTGCCGCTGACCATGGTGACGGTCCTGACATCGCCGGTGCCGTCGATTTCCAGACGCGAGCCGGATGGCACGGTCACGTCGACCTCGTACCGGTTGTTTCCGATGATGACGTACGGTTGCGCGCATGGTCCGAATATCGTGAGCTTGACCGGCTGCGGGATGGACGTGTCGTTGACGATCTCGGCACCCAATGCCATGCCGGCGAAATCATGCGGATAATCATATGGATAGTCAAGGTCGGCGGTTCCGGAATCGTATCGCGGCGTGAAATGCGTCATGGTCGGACGGCGCCACACGCCATCGGCCAGCACGATGGTCAACTGCGTCTCGACCATCGTGGGCGTGATGGATTGCGGTTCGCTTTTCGTGATCCACGCTTTGGCTTCCCATTCGCCGTCGGCCACGAGCGTGCCCGGGTTCGCGGATGCCATGTCGGCGTCCGCGAGGCGGCGCAGTAGGTCGAGCGTGGCCGGAGAATCGTGGATCTTCACGGTGACTGTCGCCTCGCGTGCCTTGCGGGTGATGCCCGTCATGCCACGTGAGGCGAGGCTGTAGTCCCAGACGCGGGCTCGCAGTCCCGTGAGCGTCTCGCCGTACAGCGGCCCCTCGAAGCCGATGCGCTCACCTGTGGCGGCGCACACGTATTCAAGCGATTGCACTTCTCACCTTCCTTGCGAAGTCGCGGTCCCCTATCGTCGGCGTGTATCGGGCGATGATCGATCCGAGGTCGTCGTGCAGCGATTCGACGGCCGCGATGAGTTCCCGCAGATCGCCGTCGCCGGCATTGGCGCCGGTGCCGGCCGTGACGTTCAGCCTGCCGGTCTTCGACCAGTCCGCGTCGGAGAGGCTCATCGTGGAGACGAGCGAATCCATGGAACGGCTGACCACATGCGCGGAATCGTCGATGCCCAATGCCATGCCACGTCCGACCATCACGCCGACCTCGTCGCGGAACACACGCGACGGCGAGTGGATGCCCAAAGCGTTCTTGGCCTTGTCCACCAAGCCCGACAACGCGTTGGTGATGCTGGAATACAACGAGCCGACCATTCCTGTGATGCCGTTGATCAATCCCTGGATGATGTTGCGTCCCGCGCTGACGAGCCAGCTTCCCGCGCCGGACACCGCGCTCCGGACGGTTCCGCCGATCCCGCTCACGACGCTCCCGACACGGCCAACCATGTTGCTTACGGTGCCGACGATGCCGCCCCAGACGCTCGACACAATGCTTCCGACGCCATTCCACAACGCGGCCCACACGCTCCGGATTGTCGAGCATGCGGCGGATACCACTCCGCTGACCATGCCGATGCCGGCGGAGACGACGCCTTGGATGCCGCCCCACACTGCCGACACGATGCCCTGGATGGCCGACCACGCGGCGCTCCAGTTCCCGTTGACGACCGCGAGCGCCAGTTGGATGATGCCTTGGATGACGGCGAGTGCGGTGCTGATGACTGTGGCGATGATGGTCCATGCGCCTTGTACGACGGTGGATATGGTGTTCCAGAGTCCGTTCCAGACCGTGCTGATGATTGTGACGGCGGTTTGGAAGATGGTTTGGATGTTCTGTATTCCTGCTTGCAGGAGTGGTGTGATGGTGGTGATGAATGTTTGGATGCCGGTGATGATCGCGGTGAGCGCGGTCATGATGATGGGGCCGATCGTGTTCCAGACGTTTTGGAGGACGGTGGTGATGAGTGTCCATCCGGTTTGCCAGATTTGTTGGATTTGGCTCATGGTCTGGGTGATGAATATGGCGATGGCTTGCAGGATTGGCTGGCATGCGGTGCTGATCTGGTTCCAGATTCCCATGAACCATGTGGCGAAGCTGTTCCAGAGTCGTTTGCCCGTTTCGGTTTGGGTGAAGAACCATGTCAGCGCGGCCACGACCGCGCCGATGGCCACGACGAGCATTCCGATAGGATTCGCGTCCAAAGCAGCGCTGAACGCCAATTGCACGGCGGTAGCAGCCTTGGTCACCGCGCTCCACGCCGATTGAGCTGCCTTGACAATATTGAACGAGCCGGCGAGTTGCTTCAGTGCTCCAGCCGCGCTTCCCGCGTCGGAGATCTTGCCAATCAAATCGAACGTGGCCGTAGCGGTCTTCTCCACACCGGAGGCAGTCGCGGAAATGGCCTTCAGTCCACCGGAAACCGTCTTCAGCCCGGCCGAGACGATATCCCAGCCTTTGACCGCGAGCAATGCAATGGTGATGGCTTTCAACGCGCCGGATACCAGTGCGCCGTTCTGCTGCGCCCACTGTCCGACCGACTGCAGCCAGCCTCCCACCGTCATGAGCACGCCGGTCAAAGTGTTCAACAGTCCGGCGAAGCTCTGCGCCGCGGAACTGGCGGTGCGCGCGCTGTCGTTGAAGCCGAAGGCCTGCGAGACCGCGGCCGCCAATCCGGAAACCAGCGAGCCCAATCCGGAGATGACGCCGGTCAGGCTTTCAAGGAACGGCTGCAACGCGCCCGTCTCGATGAACGTGTTGACGAACGTCTTCGCCCATCCCGCCGCGTTCGACAACGCCTGCGCGACCGAAGCGACCACTCCCGCGAGCGCGCCGGCGGTTGTGGAGAACATTGTGGCGGCTTCGCCGCCATTGTTGAGTCCGCCTATGAGTGATGTGATTGCGTTCCAGAGGCCAGTGAGTTGGCTTTTGAGGCTGGCCGTCGCCGAGGCGAGCATCTGGAAGCCGGGGATGTTGGAGATCGTGTCGCCAAGGTTTTTGAGTTTCGCCTGTGTGGCGGGTATCGCGTTCTCGAGACCTTGTTGGAGTGCCGCTCCGACTTTTTGCAGGGTTGGTGTGACGGCTGCGGTGAATGTATCGATGAGTGGGATGGCTTGGTTGAACAGGCCGCGTAAGCCGTCGAGGACTGGTGTGGCGGCTGTTTCTCCGAGTCGGCTCAACGCGGCTTTCACGTTGGCCAGGGCGCCGGTGAATGTGGTGCCTGCGGATAGTGCGGCGCCGCCTAGGCCTTCCTGCATGGCGTCGGCGAAGGTTTGGAAGTCGATTTTGCCGTCCGAGACCATGTCGGACACTTCGGCGCTGGTCTTGTTCAGGTGCTTGCCGAGCATTTGGAGGACTGGGATGCCGCTCGACATGAGCTGGAGCATGTCGTCGCCCTGGAGTTTGCCGCGGGCGGCGACGGAACCGAAGATCATGCCGATGTCGGTGAGGCTTCTGCCGCTGATCTGCGCGGTGTCGGCCACGGTCTTGAGGACCTTGGTGAGCTGGTCGCCTTCCTTGATGCCGGATGCTGACAGGCTGGCCGCGACGGTCGCGGCGTCACCCAATCCGAACGCGGTGCCTTTGACGGAGGCGAGCGCGTCGTTCATGATTTCGGTGACGCTCGCGCTGTCGTGGCCGAGGCCTTTGAGTTTGGCTTGCGCGTTCTCGATGTTGAGGGCGCGGGTGAAGCCGCCTTTGGCGGCCAATGCGGTGATGCCGCCGGCGAGGGTGGCGATCGCGCCGGTGCCGACCTTGCCGATTTTGCCGAATGCTCCGCCGATTTTCGAGATGAGGGTGTTGGAGCTTTTCTTGGAGGCGTTGTTGACGGCGTCGCCGATGTCGCCTTCGATGCTTTTGCCGAATCCTTTGCCGGATGGTTCGACGTGGACGTATGCGACGCCTATGTCCTGTGCTGCCATCGTGTTTCCTTATTCGTAGGTTGGGATTCCGATGGCGGTCGGAGTCAGAGGTCGTCGTTGATGTGGAAGTAGGCTTTGAGCCGTTCCCTGTCCTCGCGTTGACGGCGGGTGAGGTTGTGCGTCGGGGTTGGCGGGCGGAGCGGGTCGTGCTCGTGGTCGAACCATGGGCGTTTGCGTTGTCCGGACAGCGTCCAGACCGCCTGTTCGGCTCCGTCGGGCGCGTAGACGGCGTTCTGCAACGCCATCCACGAGTGGCTCGTATGGTCTTTGAGGATTTCGCGGGTCAACGCCCAGGCGAGTCCCCAATCGACTCGTGGACGTTGGCCTTCAACCCATTCCTGGAAGCGTACGGGCCTGTATATCTGCCCGTACGCTCGGATCCAGTCGTAGGCTAGTGCCGCGCGATTGTTGTTCCAGAGGTGGGCGAGGTAAACGCTTTTGGGTCCAGTCCGGATTCCTCGGCCCACGCCTTGATGGTCGCGGTGAGGTAGGCCATCGGACGTTTGGTTTTGCGTAGCACGTTCCAGAAGTTCGGCTGCATCGTCTGGAAGTAGGCGAGGAACGTGCTCACGCAGGCCGTGGTTTCCTCGTCGGACAATACGGGCTTGCTTTTGATCAGGAGGATGGCCTGGACGAGTTCGATGGGCAGTTCCGCGTTGTTGAGGTTCGGCAGGTCGAGTTTGACGCCGGCGACCTCGAGGTGCACGTCGGGTTTGAGCTCTTCCGCTTCGGTCAGGTCTACGTCCACGACATGGTATTCTTTGTCGCTCATGTTGGCTCCGTTCTAATGGTTGGCGGTTGAATGGGTGTCCCGTGCGGCCGACCGCCATCGGCCGCACGGGAAGAATCAATGGGTCACTTGGCGTCTTCGGTGACGAGGCCCCATGCGTGGAACTGTTCGCCGTTGGTGCCCTTGAGCATCTTGAACGTCATGCTGAAGTTCATGATCTCGCTGGATTTCAGGCTCACGTCGTCACGGTCGCTCACCTTCGCGTTGGTGCCGTACAGGAGGAACGGACGGTCCTGCTGGTCGAGCGCGACCAGCACGAGGATCCACTCCTTCTTCAATCCGGCGCCCTTGATGCTGATGCCGCCGTCCGAATCGACGTCCACGTCGAAGTAGGCCGACACCACATCCTTGCGGCCCTCCATGGCGGCGAGCTGCAGGGTCCAGTAGCCCGGATCCGTGTCGGACAGCACGATGTCGCCGTTGTGGGCCTTGTAGTCGGTGCTGTCGCCCGGTTCCGGATGCAGTACGGCGCCGTCCTCCGTGGAGTAGCCGATCGGCTTCTTGCTTGCCGGCGGGGTCCAGGCCACTCCGGTCGGAGCCACGAACGTGCTGTCGCCCTTGGGGAACAGGAACAGCGCGTAGTTCTTGATCAGGCGCACGTTGCCTGCGGTGTTGCCGCTGGACACGTACCCGTAGTCGGTCGCGCCCTGCGCGGCGACGGTGGTTTTTTCGTTGTTGTCAGACATTCGTCTGCACCTTTCCGTTCTTCGCGTGTGGCGGCACGTTGTCTTTGGTTGTGTTTCAGTTGACGGTGACCTCGAGCAGGAGCACTCCGTACGCGCACACCAGCCTCTTGTCCTCGTCAGTCATGCGTACCGGCCCGGATTCGAGTGACGCGTCGATGAGCGGCGCGACGTTTCCGAGCCCGATGATCTCCCTCGCGATGTCGGCCCACAGGCGTGCGGCCTTGTCCCAGTCGCCCGTATGGTCCTCTCTCATGCAGCGCACGCTCAGCCGCAGCCGCACGTACTGCGAGATTGGGGTGCTCATGCCTTGCATGGAGTCGGCCAGCGTGGCTTCGGTGAAGGGAGGTTCGAGGTCGCTTCGTTCGATGGTGTCGAACGTCACGTCCGGGAACAGTGTCCTCAGTTTGGGCAGGAGCAGGGGTTCCGTGCGCCGGGGAGTGACCGGGATGCTCATACGCGCATCCTTCCGAGCGTGTCCTCTAGCGTGCCGTGCGCCTTCTCCACCGGTGCCGGGCAGATGATCGCCACGCCGCTGCGGTTCTTGCCGTCATGGTCGCGGACCATGCAACGGTCATCCTCTACGGCGGCCTCGGCCGCGTCCCTCATGCGCGAGCGCAATGTCTCGTTTTTGAGGACCTGTTGGCTGAACGCCTTGCGGTTGAATACGAATCTGCATCGTTTGGCCATGCTTATCCTTCCCGTTCGCCCACGGTGATGACGTCGCCGATGTGGCGTCCGTGGAGGTTGTTCCACACTTGCGGCTTTCCTTTGACGGGCAGGAGGATGCCTCTGACTTTGATCAGGTCGGTGGCTTGGATGCCGGTCGGTTGGTTTCCGCGGATGTGGATCGTGTATTCGGTGGTCTGCGGGCTGGCGTTCTCCTCGGTCTGGTCGGTGGTGGAGGTTGGCGCGACCATCGCCTGGAACGTGCCGGCGCGGACGGGTTTGCCCTGGATGGGGTTGCCGTCCGTGTCGGTGGTGGACTGGCCGCGCCACACTTCGATGATTTCCACTAGGACGTCTCCCCCGTTGCCATGTCGACGCTGAACGCGCGCTGAGCGTTGATGCCAAGGATGCGTTTCTCGTCGTCGCGCAGCCAGAGATCGCCGGTGGGCGCTCCGAAACTGTATTGTTCGCTGAAGCTGCCGGTGGTCTGGTTCATCTGCGTGATGCCGCCGGGAATGTCGTACGGGTCGGCCTGCATGATTCTGCGGACGATGTCGCAGGTGATCTTCGTCAGCAGGCGTGGCCGTTCTTTTTGGAGACGTTGCCAGTTCGGGGATCGTTCCTTGATGTAGTCGGTCACGTCCGCGAGATGCGTGTCGGCCTTCTCACGTTCCTCGTCGGTGAGTTTGTGCCACCTCTGTTCGAGGTCGACGGAGGTGGCGAACACGTCTGGTTCGACAGTCATGTCGGACTCCGTCAGGCGGTGAGCAGGACGAAGCGGTTGATGTCGCGGATACGGAAGCCGACCTCGATTTCGATTCGCACGGCGAACATGTTGTGCTCCCACAGGTTGACCTGCTTGCCGTCGATGGTGATGGACGCCTGGTCGGAGATGCTGGTCTGCATTCCTTCGACGGAACCCCATGCGGCGGAGGAGAATTCGCCGCACACGCCGAGGATCTCTGCCTTGGCCGGTCCCGGTGTCTCGGATACGGCGGGCACGTGAACGCCCTTGCTGATGTAGGTGCGGTTGCCGAGCACGGTGCTCACGTCGGAGGCGGCGGTGCCGTTGAGGAACAGGGGGCGTCCGTTGTTGTCGGTCGCCTGCCGGAGCACACTGCGACCCTGGGTGCTCAACGCCCAACCGTCCACGGTTCCATCCGCTTCGGACACGAGGTCGTCGGCTTTGTTCAGGTTCTTCCACACGTCCTTGCCGATGCTGACGGTCTGCGCGCTCTTCAGGGTGTCGAAGTCCGCACCCGGAGCGTCGACGAGACCCATGATGGTCTTGTCAAACGTGCGGGCGATGGCTCCCGGACCCTTCGCGACCACTTGGTCGTAGAGAGCGCCGAAGTCTCGGCGGAACTGGTTGGAGAACGGCATGATGACCGCGATGGTGTACGGCAGCATGTCCTTCTTGCCGAAGGTGACGCCGCTCTTCGGCTTCTCCGCACCCTCATTGACCCATGCGGCCTCCGGGTCGCCGATGATGATCGGCACGCGAGCACCGTTGCCGGGCAGTTTCATCTCCGGCACGAGCTGCATGAACGCGCTCTTGTATTTTGCGGTCTGCAAGATCTCCGCCTGGGTTTCAGGGGTGAGGTCTAGACCGTTGCTTTTTCGGGTCATGGACGGATCTGTCATGGTTTGTCCTTTCAAATGAATGTTGTTTGCTGGTTGGCTCACAGGAGCGTGTTGCTCATGGCGTTGACGAAGTCCTCGCGGCTGGAATGTTTAGCCTTGGCCTGTCCGGTGCGGGCGCTCTGGTCCGCAACCGTGCCGCGGGAACGCATGTCGGCGAACACCTTCATGAGTTTCTCGGCGTATTCGCCAATCTGCTTCTCGTCGTCGCCCGCGAGGACGCTCGGGTCGGTGATGCCGTGTTTGGCCGCGACGTTGGCGCGTATCGTGGAGAGCTCCTTCTCGTGTTCGGCCTGTTTGGCTTCGCTTTTGAGCTTCTCGTTCTCCTCGAGCGCCTTGGAGAGTTTCGATTCGAGGTCGGCAGTCTGTCCGGCCTTCTCCTTGAGCTCCTCGTAGTCGCTTTTCCTGCCGCGTTCCCTGCCGAGACGCTCGTTGATTATGCGGTCGACTTCCTCCTGGGTGAAGGTCCTCAGCTTCGCGTTGTTCACGTCCTTTGGGGCCGGAGAGTGCTGTTCCGGCTCCTGTTGGACGTCCGCGCCGGTCTGGTTTTCTTCTGCCATGGTTGGTGGCTCCTTTGCTTGTTCTTGGTTTCCACGCCTGACGCCGGCGAGTTGACGGCCATTCTTGTTGGTTTCGCGCATGGCTGCGCCCCGCCCCATCGCTGGGGTGTGAAAGGTAAAAGAAAAGCCATCACGTTTCGACGTGATGGCTTTCTGGGATTCAGAGATTTCCCAGCGCTTTTCTTCGCGCGTATTCGGACCGCAGCTCGTCGGTCGACACATAGTCGCCGACGGACCAGCGCTTCTTTCCTTCGTTCCTGACCCATTCATATTCGTCCTGTGGCATGGAGATATCGCCATACTTGCGTTTGATTTCCGCAAGATGGCGCTCATCGGTGACTTCCTTCAAATCACCGGGCATAAACGTGAAACGGTCGGAACGATCCATAGGCTCAATCATAGCAGTCTCAGATAAACGATCGGTCTGCCGTCGGATGCTCCAAGCCCTTCGAAACGAAGAGCCCTTCCTCTCGGCAGAAGAATTTCGTATTCTCCCGGATGCTGAGTGATCGGCTCCACATACACGCCGGCGCTTCCCGGCGGTACCAGGATTCTTGTGGCGATGCGGTCTTCCCCATCAACGTCAATGCCTCCCTCCTTGATGCTGGTGGCCATGTAGCCGATGTGTTCGAAGGTGCGACCGGTATTCAAATCGAAAAGCGACTCCATGTCGTTGACGTGGAACGTCGACAACCGCATCTGCCTGTCGACTGTGAAACGTTCTCGGGTGATATGGTCGGATATCGCTTCGTCGATGCATTCGACCTGATGGATGACGTCTTTCGACGGGTTTCGTCCGCCGAACAGGTAGCCGTTGATACTTTTGTAGCTGTCTCCGGTCCAATCCATCAAAGCCGCGATCTTCTCGTCGTTGGAGAATCTATCTCCAGGCATCCTGACGCTATAATCCGACAATCTCGATAGTTCGGAAGCGCTGATTGGAATCGATTTGCCGCTCCATCGAATCGTCGGTTGGGCAGTCACACCATCATTGACCTCATCGTGATAGATGCGTCTCAATTGGGCTAGCGTGTCACGCCAGTCGCCGTCATCGCCGGCCGCAGCCTTGGCTGCCTGGTACATTTCACGATACTTGTCCGGATCGTATCCTTTGAGTTTGCTGCTGCCCCAGCTTGGCACGATGTCGCAGTCGCAGTCCGTATGGTATTGCATCTGCCGTCCGGCGGTGTCCTCGCTCAGGTAGGCGAAGCCACGCGAGGCGAGCATAAGGCAGAACGCGCATGTCTTAGCCCCTCGCGGCACACGCGCCCAGCGAGGCTTGGTGGGATCGTTGGCCACAGCCCTCTGCATGGTCAGCCGCCCGACGGTCTGAATCAGATTCTGCACGTATTCCAGCGCCTGCTCCTCGTCAGCGAACGTGGGCCACAGGTCGTCGATGGTTCTTCCGGCGTTGTTGTGAACGGCTCCGTTTTCATCTGGAATGACATCCTTGTAGTGCAATCCCATGAAGTCAGTGTTGTTGAAACCGCCTTCCATCTGCCAGACCGCGCGGTCGGCGGTGATGGAAGGCGGCTCGTATTCCGGCATATCGATTCCGCCGTACTGCGCCCACAGGTCGCGTACGTGGCCGTAGTAGTCGGATGCGAGCCTGCTGGCGGCGTCGGCATACCGGTTGATCTCCGCTTTGATGAGCTCCTGGCTTTCACCGTCCCAGACGAGGCCCGAGACACTGTTGCCGGCCTCCTTCTGCAGGCGGCTCATGGTGTCCGTGTAATCCTCATACAAATCATTGAGGTCGAGTTCAAGCCTTCTGCGTCGTTCCGGCGGCAGGTTCAGACTGTTCGGGCTCATTCATACCGCCTTCCCTCGCCGCCGTATCGGTCTGCTGCTCCGTCTGTTGGCGCATGCCTCGAATCTGATCGAGTACCTGACCGGCCTGGGCCTTGCGCTGGTCGGCCTTCAGCCGGACGATCTCGCTTCGGCTCAATCCGGCGCGTGTCATGCCGACCTCGCTGTTGGCGAACGAGTCGATGCTTCCAGCGAGCTTGCTGAATGCGTCGGCGCTCATGGAGCTCGACGGCGTGTTCGGGTTCTTCCAGTCGACCTGCAGTTTCATCAGCTCCTCGTCGGGCACGGATGGATCCTGCATCCGTGCCACAAGACGGGCTGCCTGCAGGATCGATTCACCGAAATCCCGGTCGCAATGGCGCGCCTCGATAATCAGGTCCTCACGTTGTGCCTCGGTCGCGTCGGCGGACGTCGGGTTCGCGTCGGACACGATGCCTAGCGAGCTGGCTGGAATGTTCATCGCACTGGCGAACATCGCCGCCCAACTTTTCAGCATCGTCAGATGCGGGTCCATACTCGACGCGGCCAGTTGCGTCACGGTCGGGGACTGCCCGTCGATGTCCTTGCTGATCATGTTGTAGCGACCCATATAAAGCTTTAACGCGTCGTCCGTGCCCAACGAGGCGAGTTCTTCGGAAGTGCCTGTCAGCAGGATTTTTGGGAACGCGTAGAATTCGGCATTCGCTTCGGCGCGCACGATGGTGCGGTTCGCGCCGTCGATGATGGCCATAGCGTCCCGGCTGATGCGGGAGCGTCCGAACGGTTTGACCTCGGTAGCCTTGTAGGCGAGGCGGAACACGCTGCACTCGTTGTCGATGGTGGGTTGCTCATCGTCCACGCGCCACCAGTAGCCGAGACGGCGCTGCACGCTGATGTTGCGGTCGGGCATGTAGAGCACGAGTCCGGTGGCCTCGTTGTTGTCGTCAACGTCGGTGATGGCCATGCACGCCCTGACCCGCCGGTTAGGGTAATCCCAGACGGCGGCCGAGCTTTCCGCGGTATGCGTGCGGATGAGCGGTCTTCCTTCGAAGTCCCGGACGACGCTGAGGAACGAACAGCCGTGAATGAGCGCAGTCTGGATGGCCTGCTGCAGAACGCTAGTGAATCCGATGCGGCTCATGAAGTCCTGCAGTTCGAACGGGTCATCCACGCCCGGCGAGACGAATCCCTCGAACACGCAAAGCTCAGCGAGCATATCCACAGCCTTGCGTGCCCACCCAAGCGGCGTGTAATGATCCTTGATGGACTTCGGCACAGTCAGTCCAAAATCAACCAGTGGCTCCTTGGCTTCGTAGTAGGCGGTGAGTGTTCGGTTGCGGCTCGCGTGGCGCGTCCATACCTCGGCGAGTTCGCGCAGCAGCGCGTTCTCCTCACCGGAGAGTCCGTCGATGTGCGTCGGCACGACGAGTTTCGGCACCGTTCCGGCTCCTCCCGTAGGTTTCCACCCGTCCGGCGCTGCCGTTGTCTGGATGTCGCTCATTTAGATTCCTCCGATAATCTGTCGTCTTCCGGGATGTCGGAGCGTCGTGAACGCCCCGTACAGGGCGAGCGTGGTGGACACGAGCGGCGTGATGTCGACATCACTGCCGAGTTTGTTCCAAGCGATCGCGCCGGACTGTCCCAATGGACGCGTGGTCGCACCCTTGACGGCCGCGGCCAGCTGCGGCTGGTATTCGTCCCGCGGGTGCTTGAGCGTTCCGGCTTTGAGCATGTCGAGGAACCGGCCGCATGCTCGGCCCATCTCCTGCATGTTCGTGACCGTGACCTTCACATGTGCTTTCTTCAGTTCCGGCAGCAGGCTCATGGCGGGCGACTGCGCGTCGATGACCACGCTGGCGGTCTTCGGCCAATGTTCGGCGAGCCAGTCCACGGCCCACATGGTTCCCGCCTGCCGCGCGTCCTTGATGTTCGCCATCTGGACGATGGCCGAACCGTCCGCGTATCGTAGCGCCGCTCCGATGGTCAGCACGCTCCTGTCCGGAGGCATGTCGATGCCGAAGCTCACCGTGCCGCCCTCGGGCACGTCGTCGACGGCCGCGGCCTGCCACAGGTCGGGACTGATGGCGTATGCGGTGGCGGTCTCGTCCCATATGCCAAGCGCCTCACGACGGAATGAATCGTCCGACAGGTTGTTGCGCATGCGCATGATTGCCTGTTCGCTTGTACGTTTCGGATAGCTGGGATTCGCTTTAGCCCACTGTTCGCGGTCGTCCGAATCCGCGTCCTTGTCGGCGGCAAGCTCCACGTAGAGGAGGTTTCCGTCATGGTTCAGCGCGTGCATGCGTTTCTCCGTGAACGCATCGCACTGGTCTCCCGGCTTGGGTGGATTGCCCATATACACGACCAGGGGGTTAGGACTCGTGTTCAAAACCGGAATCATGTTGTCCATCGCGCGCACTGTGAGGATCTGCGCTTCGTCGAACACGGCCACGTCCACGCTGTGCAATCCTCGGCCGAAACCGTTCTCGCGGGCGCCGAACATGATGCGGCTGCCGGACGTGAACGTGATCTCCTGTTGGCCGTTTGCTCTGCGGATGCGTTCCACGTACCGGCCGAGCACTGGATTGTGCTCCATCTCGCACATGTCCGCGAATGTCTCGTCGCTGGTGCGCGTATGGTGGGCGGTCCAGATGGCTTTCAGGTTCGGTGTGAGTATCGCCTTGAGGAACAACGCGGTGCCGACGGTGAAGGTCTTGCCGATCTGCCTGCAGCTGGACAGCACGGCGCCGTCCGCGCCACACGCATACTTGCCTTCCGCGTTCTTGGCGAACAGAAGCCACAAGAAGCCCTGCTGCCACAAGTCGAAACGGATGCCGGCCTTACGCGCGGCTTTGTTGATTCGAGTGAACTCGCTGCCGACGATGCCTTCCGGCTGGCGGAGGACCTTGGCGATTTCAGACAATCGACGCTCCGACATCGTCCGTCACCTCGTCTTCCTCATCGTCCAGCAGGTCGGTCAGACCGCCGCCTTGGAGCGCTTCGATGCGTTCGCATACGTCGATGAGCTGGCGGCTGATCGCGGGCAGCGCGTTCGCCGGCGTCGTGGGATCGGCCATGGCCTTGAGCAGCAGGTCACGGTTGTCTCGCAGTATGTCCAGCATGCTGCCGTCCATCATCCGTTCGAAGCTCCGCTGGTCGAGATCCTGCTCCGGCTTCTGTTTCGTTTCCACGGCTTTGACGGGCGGCTTACCGTTCCGGTCCCGTGCGGGCCTGTTCTTTTTCCGACGATAATCGGCTTTCTGGCGGCAGGACTTGGAACAGTACTTCTGCGGCCGCCCATGGCCGGATGGCTGGAATTCCTTGCCGCAGAGCTCGCACTTCATCGGCGCCTCCCTCGCTTTCCGACCTTTCGTTGTTTCCCCTGTTTCCGACGTTTGCATTCCGGGAGGGATATCGGCACTGCACCCGAGGCGACCACAAGGGGGTATGACCGGGTACCCTGCCCTGGTATCGGGTCAGATGCCGAACGTTTTGAACGGCATCGAGCTTGGTTTGATGGTCTGCTTGCCGGCCAGCAGCGCTCGTGCGTGTTCGTCGGTCTTGTCGCTCTTCATCCTGTTGCAGATGCGGTGCGTGAGCCTGCAGTTAGTGAAGCTGTATGGATCACCGCCGCGTGAGACCGGTATGAGCTCATCCACTTCGGCGCTCATCGGATGTGGTGTCTTCAATGTCTTGTCGACTGGCTTGCCGCAGATGGCGCACACATCGTATGCGGCCAGCACTCTTTGCCTGAGCATGCGCCGCCGGTATCCGTTGCTGACCCGCTCGTTGCGTCGCTTGCTCATGGTTATTCCTTCGTATGAAGTCCTAGCATGGCCGACCACGTGTCGACTAGGGATTCCGTCATCTGCGGATATCCCCTCCCGAGGTTATTCGTGGAGCGCCTTCGGCGGGAGTCGAACCCGCGCATACACGCGGCCGCAAGGAAGAGGATCCGAAGATCTGCGACCGGTGCGATCTGCCACTGATTCCTACGAAGGCATGGACAGGCGGTTTGAGCATCACCGCATCACGTAAGCGCGGGATTGGCTTGCCTGCCACTGTTGGTGTATGCCACTCTGACGCGGAGCGGGCGGAGCGTGTCCGATATGCCGTTCGGACAGGACGGTGTTACGCAACCCAAGGAGTTAGGAGAATCCAAGGTGGATATGAAAAAGGTTCAAACCGCATGTCTTCGGTTTGAACCCTCTAATCCACTGACAATTGTGCGTTGCACTTTCGATTTTGTCAAATCGAGTCGCGTCGCACGACCTGTCCATGCACGTCGGAGAGCCGATACAACGGCTGTCCTTTCACGTTTTCGCCAACCGGTTGGAGCCTGCCGCGCTTGCGCCATGAGCGAATCGTGTTCGCGTTGCACTGGAATCCGCATTCGCGCAGCAGCTCCGCGCACTCCCCCGCCGTGAACGCGCGTCCCGACCGAACGCATTCCCTCAGGAACCCCAGCCGCACATCCGCCACAAGGTAAGTGTTGCCGCACACGGGACATGCAACGCTTACCGCGCCGACCGCCGCTGTCAATTCGACTCCGCACAGCGGGTTCGGGCATCTTCCGATGCCATGTTTCGCAGGCGGCACGTCGATGATGTCCAGCGTCTTTCGAACCATCGACTCCCACTCATGGTAGAAGTCGGCGATGTCAGGCAGGCGGCGCAGTCGAGGACTGCCGGCGCAGACACGTAGCATGTCCACCAGCGGCGGATGCACGCCATAGGTCGCCCAAGGCATGGCGGGCGGAGCGTACAACCGGCGCCAGAGTGCGATTGCGGCATCCTCGATGGCCTGCATGTGGTCGAGCACCGGCAATCGGATTGGCGTCGGCGCGGCTGGAAGGTTGACGCGTCCAGGCTGGCGGCCTCCGTAGTGCGCGGTCGAGTCCAGGAACTCATGCAGCGAATCCAACCATGACGGATATTCCCGCAGCCAGCCGCGCATCAGCCCATCGCATCTCGCGCACATGGTGTCGCCGACAGCGCATCCTCCGCCGCAGACGAGGCACACACCGGCGAGTGCTGGTGTTGTTTGGCTGGTGTTTGTTGTGGTGTTGGTGGTGGTTGGTTGGGATTCGTTGGTTGGTTCGTTCATTTGTTCGATTCCCTCCGGCGTGGTAGTCTTCTGGTGGTGTCAGGAGCCCGGCCGGAAGGTCGGGTTTCTTGTTATTCGCGGGTGTGTTGGATGATCGCTTTGATTTCCTCTTTGGGGACTTGTGGCATCAGTGGCGCGATCTCATCGAGGCTGTATCCGGCCTGATGCCATTTGATGATCATGTCCATGAGGGTTTTCTTCACTTTCATTTCGTTTCCCTTCGTATTTGCTGGATGATCGTCTCGTATGGTTTGCGGTGGAAGATGCGTATCCACCATTCGGGGCGGCGGCCCCATATGGTTTTGACTTCGGTGAGGGGAAACCATGATACGTACCATTTTTGGCAATTTCCGCAGTACAGCACCTCGCCTTCCTCCTTCGGTCTGGGATGCTCATGGTCGAACGCTGGCGGCCTTGGCACCAAATAACTTCGATTGCTCATTTTGTGTCCTTGAGTGTGATGCGTTTCATTCCTTCGCCGCCTTCATTTCTTGGACTTCACCGTCGAAAAAATCGATGATGAGATTGCAGATGGCGACCGCCGACGTTTTGAGCTGGGTTTTTTCCTCTTCGTTTTCGGCTTTGATGTCGAAAACGCCATCCTTGCTGTTGAAATTGATTCTCATTTCGTGTCCTTCGTGGTTGGGCGGACGGTGAATGCGACGAGTCCGGTCTCGGCATTGAACACCTTGGCCGGCTCGCCAGTCCTCAAGGACATGGCCTGCGCGTAGTCGCCGGCATCGTCGATGTTCTCGAACGTTCTGACGCCTTCCGTGGTGACGACGTTGTAGCTCATCTTGCCGGCTCCTTGCCCGCTACGCTCACATGGCTCCAGTCGCAGGACAGGCCGGCCTGCTTGCCGTTCGTCGAGTAGACGATGCAGTCCACTTGCCTCGTGTCGGTCAAGGTGATGACGCATTCCGTGAATACGTCGGCCCCGGCGGAGCACTGCGAGTCGACGGACCTGACCGCATGCGCTGGCGTCGAAGGCTCCGACGCGCTCCCGCATCCGGCGAGCGCGAGGAGGAATACCGGTGTGAGCAGGAACATGGTGATGGCGGTAAGGCCGATGCCGGCGAGCGCGAGTGGTTTGCGTTTTCTCATTTCGAGTGTTTCCTTTCTTGTCTGGTGGCTTCCGTGTTCCATGCGCGGATGGCTTCTTTGAGGTCGTCGTGGCGGGTGAGGATGAGGATGCCGTGGTGGTGTTGGCAGGCGCATGCCCATATCTGTCGTATGGCGAATGTTTTCCGGTTGACGGCCCAGGCGATCCGGTCGAAGCTGATGTTCCGGCTGCCGCAGGTCGGGCATGGCACTGGTTTGTGCCATTTGCGCGGTCGTGTCTCCTTGGATACGGTCTTCGTGGTTTTCTTCTTCATTGTCACCATGCCTTTTTCAGGAGTGTGCGGTACCGGATGTAGTCGTTGATGTCGCGTCGGATGCAGTCGCGTACCCTGTGCGATCCACGATGCCCCTCGTACGGATCCTCGGGACAGTCGATGAACCTCAAATATCGGCGGAGCGTGGTCAGGTCGAACTTGCGGTAGGACAGCCACCTGTCCGGGGCCAGGTCGAGGCGTTTGAGGAAGTCGATGTCGAAGTCCACGTTCGTGCCCGCCGGAACCAGCGTGAAGCGTTGCGACAGGGAGTCGAGATACTCCTCCACTGCGTTCGCCACAGCATCCACGCAGTCGTCGTGCGCGGAGCCGTTCAACAGTTCGAACAGCAATCCATTGTCCGTGTGCATCGAGAACGCTATCGGGCTCATGTCCAATAGGTCGAGATAGTCCGGTCTGATGATGCGGTGCAGGGATCCGAACGAATGTTCGCCCAGCACGTCGGTGCATTCCATGCCGACCTCCAACGGCAGACTGTCATTCCTGTCCGTGCCGGTCGTTTCGAAGTCGAGCCAGAGCAGCGCCTCCGGCTTCCCATTCCGGTCTTTGTCCTGTTTCCTCATGATTCTTCCTTCCAATTGCTTTGCCATTCGATGATTTCGATTTGCGTGAGCCGTTGCGCCGTGCCGTCATCCAGCAGCCACCACCAGTCGCCGTTCCAGTCGCGGATCGGCGCGTTGAGCGGATCACGCCAGCTCGGGATGATGTAGCCGAACCGTTCCGCCTCGGCCGGATGCGCGTGCGTCCAACCATGGCAGCCGGTCGTGCCGGACCCGCACAGTTCGACGATGTTGCTCGGCAGGTCGCGCATGGTCGGGTTGGCTCGTCGGCGCAACTGCCGGTGGTGGCCGCTCCTGCCCGGCCAGACGGTCGGGTCGTGCAGGTTGCGTCCGCAACGCATGCAATGCCAGCCCTGACGTGCGAGCGCGACGTGTTTCGATTCCTGGAATTGCCGGTCGCTCATCGTTGTTCCCTTCCGAACTGGTCGAGCAGGTTGATGCAGGTCGAGCAGTCGCGTTTGATATCGCGGACGAGGTCAAGGTCCATATCGGCGAGCGCCGGACCTTTGAGTGCGTCGAGTTCCAATCGGTCCGCGGCTTGGATGGCCGAGATGAGGATGCCGGCCATGTGTGCGATGGTCATGGCGTTCATGCCGCCGCCTCCTGTTCGAACAATTGTTCGGCCAATACGTCGCCGGGCACGTTCGCGAGCTGACGGCGCAGCATGTCCGGGTCCACGCCCTGGTTGAGCAGGTCGGCGACCTTGCATGCGAGCTCCATGTACGTGTCCGTGCCCTCGCAGGCTATCGGGCCGAGAACGCGTTTGACCTCTTCGCTGCCCCACGTATACCGTCGGCGAGCGTTGGAATCCTTTGGCGTGGCGAATCCGCGTTCCTTGCCTTTGACGAGCCAGTTGCGGTATTTCGCGTTCCAGTCGGCCGAGCGGGCTCCCGAGTCGAGGGCCCTGTCGCGGAATTTGTCGGCCTCGATGTCGCAGTCGATGCCGAGCCGGTCGGCGAGCGCCCGGTGTTCCTCAGAGGGTTTCCAGTCGGCTGGTATTGTGATTTGTTTTCTCGCGCGCGCGTTACTCTCTCTAGGTTCTATATAACTTTCTTCCTTATATAGGTTTGGGCGTAGTGATACTGCGCCCCTAATTGCGCCTCTAACGGCTGTTTTTTGCGCCCCTAATTGCGCCTCTTGGCTGTTTTGGGGCGTAGTATGCTGCGCCTCGGATTCGTTCTTTTTTAGGGGCGCAGTTTTTGCGCCTCTAAAATCCTCCATGCTGAGGTTCCATACGATCGGACGGTGGCGTCCATAGTGTTCGGTGAGCCTCTGGTCGCCCTTGACGATCAATCCGGATGCCTCCAGGTCGTGCAATCCATGCTGGATGGTGCGGCGACTGTACCCGGTGAGAGCGCACAGGCGCTTCTGGGATGGGAACGCGCCACGGCCTTCGGTGTCGGCGTGGTCGGCAAGCGCGAGGAGGATGCGGAGAAGCGACCCTTTGGCCATTTCGGCGGGCACGTCGTACATGGCCCACTCCAATGCCTTCATACTCATGATTCCTCCTTAGAAATCCGGTTCGGATTCCGGCTTGCCGAAATCACCGAACGATGACGACGAACCCGAAGCCGAACCCCACGGGTCGGAAGGCGGCAACGGTGCTCCGGAAGCGGCGGCACCGCCCGTATAGCCGGCCGGAGCGGAAGACGGATTCCCATACGCTCCAGCCGTGCCACGCTGCGACTTGGCCACCTGCGCCGTCGCATACCGCAAGGAAGGGCCGATCTCATCCACCTGCAATTCGAATACGGTTCGCTGGGAACCGTTCTGCGCCTGATAGGACCGCTGCTGAAGTCGGCCCTGCGCAATCACACGCATGCCTTTTACCAGGCTTTGCGCGCAATGTTCGGCCATGTCGCGCCACGCGGAGCAGCGCATGAACAAAGCCTGACCGTCTTCGAACTGGTTCGTGTTACGGTTCCAGGTGCGCGGGGTGGAGGCAATCGTGAAGCTGGCAACGGATGCGCCGCTGCCAGTGGTACGAATCTCCGGGTCAGCCGTGAGGTTGCCCACCACGGTAACAATCGTTTCGCCAGCCATTAGAACCTACCTTTCACGGCGAGAGTCTTGATGATGCGGATGGTCTCGCCACCATCCCTGGTCTTCACCATGTGCGTCAACTGCGCGGCAGCGCCCTGATGGAAACTGTCATCAGGCATCACCTCCAAGACCGGCATGGCGACCTCGGACACGAACCGGCCCACCAGTCCGGTGAACCGCACGCCCACCGATTCCAAGATCTCCAGCTCCTTCCACGCCTCGCTCTCCATCGCCCGACGGCACGCGTCGGCCACCGCCCTGTCGCCACGCGTCATCCCCTTCGTGCCGACGTCCTTGACCGGAGCGTTCGGACTGAAATGCCAATGCGGCAGAATCTCCTTCATCGGTTCCTCCCTTGACCTTGATTGATTGATATGAGCCGGACCGCTGGGCGCCATGACAGCAAAGAAGCACGCCCATCGTTCCCACAACCCCAAGAAAGCTGAACGAAGCGGGGATGCGGGCGGCGTTGACGGTCCGGCCAAGCGCCGGCGGCGGGATTCGAACCCGCAGCGTGACGGCGGAAGACGTGAGAGTGAATGCGTGAAATGCAATGTGAGATGAAGGGCCCCACGCCTCCGCCATCCGTCCGCGTCCTTGTACGCCGGCGGATACGGTCAGACGTCGCCATCCACGTCATCGCGCGGAGCGAACCTGACCGTCAGCCACAGGGCCGTGGCCAGATACACGCCCTCAACCACAAGCGCGCCCGTCAGACCGCCGCCATGCCAGGTGAGCATGAGCGTCACGCTCACGACCAGACCGACCACGGCCAGCGTGAACTTCAAACGCCTGAGCGTGTAGTTCGGCCTTCCCTTTTCGAACCTGTCCTCAATGCGATAATCGTTGTCCGTCATCTTGCGCCTCCGATGCTTTGAATGAATTTCCTTGCCTGGTCTTTCCCGATGCTCGCCAGCTCCTGGCTTCCGTCGACGTCGAGTGCCATGAGGCTGGCGCCCTTGCCCGTGACGCGAATCGCATAGCCGGTCAAACCGAACATGATCACCGTGCCCCTCGGCGGTACTGGTGGCGTCAGCAGCGTTTCCGCGTCGATTCTCCTGAGTGTCATCACAGCTCCTTGTTGATCGTGTCGATGATGAGGTCCACGAGACCGGTGACGTCGAGGTCGACGTATCCGACGATGTGGCCGAGCGACCTCATGGCCTCCGCATCCACGTCCTTGAATGGGTGGACTATTTCGCCCTGGGTCTCGAACTCGTCGAACACTGCCTGCACGCAGGCCTTGCGAATCGTTTTCATGCCGACTCCTTTCCCTCGTATTCACATGTGCTCTGGTAGAGGTGTTCCTTGAAGTAGGCGATCATCGGCTCCTTCGGATACATGACGGTCCGTCCGACCTTCACGAACTTCGGACCGATTCCCGCACCACGCCAGTACGCCAAGGTGCCCTCCTTGATGCCGCAACGGTCCGCGATGTCCTTCGTCGTGTTCATCGGTTTCAGGACCTCAGCGAGCGCAGCGAACGTCGTATCGTCTTCCATCACGCGCCTCCTTTGCGTGTGTAATGCCGGGCGGCGTTAGGAGAACCGCCCGGCCCCCTCCTAAAATCGGTGTCATCCCGCATTTCCGACGTGCGGGCCGAACAGTTAGGAGAAGAATCAATGGATGGATCCGTATTGGCCGCATGGGCCGGTGCCGCGGCCTCGCTGTTTGGCGCCGGATTGACCGTTTGGTGGCCATGGCATAACAGGCCGCAGGCGGACTGGACCCTGCTGGAACACTCGACGAATCCTGAATTACCGATTTCCTCAACGGTGCCCGGATTTTCTGACTGGTTGGAGTCTCGAGACGAGGCCGAGCCGGATTCCGTCTGCTCCGTGTACAATTCCGGTGACGGCGACGCGTACGACGTCTCAATCGAGGGGATTGGATGCAAGGCGTATTTCCTGCTCCTGAGACCCATCGGCGACAACACCGAGTTCATGACTCCGAGCAGCATCGCGCAATTCAAAGCGGCCGACCGCGCGTATATCATCATGCACGCCGATGAGAAAGCCGATGTCATAGCGATACGCCTCCATTGGACGAAGCAGCCGACGCATTTGATGCGCCGCGTGTTCCGTTCCTATTCGATTCATGGGTCGCTCCCGGAACAGCCGCGTCATCCGATACCGGAAACGAGACGGCATTTGCCAACTCTGACGAGATACCGGTTCGAACATTCGAGACTGGGATTATGGTTATTTGCACATCCCCGACTGCATCCGCTTTCCCGGACTCTTGACACTCCCCCAACGACAGGATCCAACCGATCGGATCAAGATCGACGAGGATCCGAAGCAAAGCCAGGGAAAGACTGAACAAGCCAGCAGTAAGCGATATGCATGCCGGCAGCCATGTCTCACTCATCACGCACCCGCTTCCTGTGTTGGTTTCGCGAGGAACAGTTTGGCGAAATACGTCTGCCCCTTGCCGGTCATCTTCGGCGTCTTGTTGATCGTGGTGTGCCCGTCCGAGTGGCTGATGGTCGTCTCCTTGACCTCGAACAGGTGAAGGTCCATCGCCTTCTGTGTGGGCATGTTCCAACTGGAGCCCTTGGCCTTGATGAGCCATCCATGCTCGCGGAGCCAGGCGAACAGGCGCCGTGGGCCGATGTCGATGCCGTTGCTTTTCAGGATCTTCGCGAAATCGCCCACAAGGATGGACGCCCTCGCGGTTTCGACCGCGTTGGCGAACAGGACCTTGCCTTCCTGGGCTTTGAGCTGTTTGGCTTGTTCGTCGACCTTGGATTGCAGCCATCGCATGCTGGCCAACGCCATCTGTTCCGGTGTCATCCGTTCCTGGCCGGCCATATAGCCGCCGTGCTTGCGGATGGACGGCAGCACCTCATGCGTCACCCAACGCTGGAACTCCTTGGCCTCCGGCTTCCGAGACTTCATCACAAGACGGTAAAGACCAGGCTCGGAGATGATGAGCGGAGCTTTACCGCCATTCTGAGCAATGTGGATACTATCCACATTGGTGATTTCATCAGACTCAAGAATCTTGTGTAAGTCCCTTGTATCTGTCCCGAGGATGTCGCATACGTCCTTGGCGACGAACCAGGGCTCCCCCGCCTTATCGGTCAGGGTACGCAATGGGGCGCCCTTGAAATCGAACTTCTGGATTTCATTGTTCATTGGATTCTCCCTAGAATCGAGTTTGTGAATAGTTTTCTTGAGGATCCGGCAGGCTGGGCTTCGACCATCATCGCCGGGGCGTCTTTGGCGTGGAACGTTCTGCAGCAGTTTCAAATCCACTCCATTCGCCGTAGGGACGATTTGTCCCAAACCGATTTGGAGCCTTTTCTTGATTCCACGTCGAACAGCATCGTGTATTTCCGGCTTGTTGGACCTCTGACGATGTATGACGTCCGAATCCCACCTCAGGCAACGTTCGGAACAAGCCCCTATACGCCGCTGTTGGCCAAGCGGTTGAGACCGAATCAGATCTGCCATACCGGCTTCACCGGCGAGAATGCGGTGCTGCTACTTCCCGATGATTTCGAGATTGAGTGGCGGTCGTCCCACATGTCGCGCAGTCATAAGATTCGTGTATCTCTGACCGAGATAAAGAAGGAGGCGTGGAACCGCAGCTCGAAGAGTGTTCGGCAGATTCGCGAGAGGGCTTCGAGGCCGTAACCAACGGTTCTGCATCAGTCGCGTTCTCGTGGCGATGAGTCAACGAATCGAATATGCCACGCAAGGTCGCACACAAACCGGAATGACGCTTCCTGCGGGCGAGATGCCATCCCGCATCAACGCCAGCGAGATAAAACCACGCATCACCGAAGCTGCATGGGCCGTAACTTGATTCGTCGGTGACCACATCGAAATAGTCGCCCTGCTTCACGTCGTCAATCCAGTATTCGGATGGAAGCACATCAAGGCATGGCCCTCCGTCCGCTTCGATGGCGCGGCATTTCCAGATGAGACGCTTGAAATCGCCAGCGTTCCCCGGCTCTTTCGGAAGGCTCTTGTTCATCCCCGTGCAACCATTGCCGAAGTCGACCCGTTCAAGCGGTTCACCTGGAATCCACTCGCGGACATCGGATCTCTTCATCTTCCTCATTTCGGATTCTCCTTTCGATTCACTCTTCGGCGAGCGCCGCTTGCTTTTTCGAAGCACTCTCATTTGAGGCCCTTCCTGCCGAGTGGGAGAATGAGCAGACCCACGCAAAGAAGGGAGGTGAGAATATGAGCAATGGATCCGATTTCGCGAAGGCGAGCGCCGTGTTCGGGAAGGCCGCTGAAACGTCCGATCCCGACGAGAGGATGAGAGCCCTGTGCCAAGGGCTTTCCCTCCTCGCCAAGGGATTCGATTCGATGGATGCTTCCATGGCATCCGCCGCCTACTGTCTCGACGTGCTCTCGGATAAGTTCTGAACGGAGTTCCTGTATCTCCGTGCTTAGTCGGTCCGCGGCCTGATTGATGTGCTCGAGAATCGAGCCCATGACTTCAGTCGTCATGTCGCGGGCCGACAACTGCCGTCCGACCTCGATGCCGATTCCTCGCAGGTCAAGGCTGGACAGGTGGCTCCTCCTGTCGTCGCCCACTGTTCCGATAACCGTTCGAGCTGGTTCCTCGCGGACGGCTTTTCTTATCGCGCCCAGCATCGCCGGGTGCAGGCGTTCGAACTCCTCAACGGAGATCGGGTTCGTGGATTCGTCCGGTGTCTCGGCCGGAATATTGATGCTCATTTCGGATTCTCCTTTCGATTCATGCGTCGGCGAGTGCCGGTTGCTTATGGTTTGATTTGGTTGATGTCGTCGATTGCGGTTCTTTTTCTTCTGAATTTGCTGCAATGAAGATGTCAAGACCGTCTTGCCATTTCAATGCCGGAGCAATCTTGTCGAGAACGCGAATCGGCCATTCCCGTTGATTGCGCATGTATCGATTCATGACGACCCGATTGATTCCAACTGCGTCGGCGACGCCGGATTGAGTGATTCCAAGTCGAGCCATCCTGACTTTTATTGCCTGTGTCACGTATTCATTGCTTGTCACATCACCTCCATTCCCCGAATATTCGGGACTTTATTCGACGTTTACCGGATATTCGGTGAACATGCTTTCAATGTACTCCCGAGTATTCGGTATGGCAAATTCGACACGCCGAACGGCGTAAAGATGTAACTTCCCGAAAATTCGAATACAGTCATCGCTATGGACAGCAGTACAACACGCACCGATCTGGTGATTTGCAAATATATCAGCCAAGCAATGGAAGCCAATGGCATTACCCAGGCCGACCTCTCCAAGGCCCTTGAAGGACGATCAAAAGGCTATATCAGCGACCGAGTACTCGGTAAAAGAAGTTGGGCAATCAGCGAGTTAGACAGACTCGCTCCACTCTTTGGGCTTCCGGACGCTCTTTCACTGGTTGCGGCAGCCTGTGGATCAATCTCCAGCGAAGCCGCCCGCGCCTACGAAGCCCGCGAGCGCGAGTCTCAGATCACCGATGATCTCATCGACCGTATCGCCGCGCATCCCGAAGACTATGACGTGGCCGCCAACAGGGATTCGAACGCACGCCTCGAAGCCGAAACGCCGGACGATTGATGGATTGAAAGGAACACGAATGACCGAATACAACCTGTATTGTGACGAGAGCTGTCATCTGGAACATGACGACAGCGATGTTATGGTCCTTGGAGCCCTCATCATCCCCAAGGATAAAAAGCAGGAGATCATGGAAAACATCCTCCAGATCAAGGCACGTTATGGCGTCAAGGCACGTACGGAAGTGAAGTGGACGAAGGCCAGTATGCCGAAAATCGACCTTTACAAGGACCTGCTGAACTGCTTCTTCCTGGATGACGACATGAGGTTCCGCGTTCTGGTGGCCAAGAAGACGCGCCTGAACCATGAGGCATGGTCACAGTCGCACAACGACTGGTATTACAAGATGTATTTCACCATGTTGAACAGGCTGTTCGACTCCACGAACATCTACAACGTGTACGTGGACATCAAGGACACGCATTCCGCGCAACGTACCGAGAAACTTGAGGAAGTGCTGGCGAACAGCCATTACGACTTCAACCACGAGTGCATCAAGAAAGTGCAGCCGATCCGTTCGGACGAAGTGCAGATGATGCAGATCACCGATGTGATCAACGGGGCCGTCTGCAGGGCGAACCGGACGACCATCCCCCAACCATCGGGCGCGAAAGCTGAAATCATCGACTACATACGCATGAAATCAAAGCTCCGTCTCACCCAGTCAACAACCCTGGGCACGCGAAAGTTCAACATCTTCGTCTGGGAAGGACGGAACGCATGACACCGCATTGGATACCGGAGCTCGTGCCCAAATCCCCGATAGAAGACTTCGCCGTATACGAGGATAGGATTTACGCAATCTTCAGGCAGGACTTCATAGATTCACACCCATCATTCGACGGTCTGAGGGTCTCCGTGCGCCGCCAGAGAGAGGAGACCGACGGAAAATGGGCCGGGTTCTTCCACATCACAAGCGTCGAAGACCACGCGACCGGTGACAGGAACGTTGATCTGCGTAGATGCGAACGAATCAGGTTTCCACGAAAGACGATTGACGACGCAAAGGATTGCCCGCAATGCCATTATGAAACATGCGATGCGCCATTAATCTGGAGGAAGCATAAGCATGGCCGCGATAGGCTGTATATCCTCATTGAACCAGAACGGTATCTAGTCGTATTGGAACCGCATAAGGAAAAAGGCTACTGCATGCTGGTCACCGCCTACTACGTCGATCATGACCACAGCTTCAACAAACTGCTGAAAGAATACGATCAGTCAAGCCTGGACGGGAATTGCATTCAATAAAAAGCAAGGGCCGCCGCAGCGACCCCGGAGACTCCTTCTACAACTTGGTAGATGAGCTGATTCAAATATCACATACGACACTCCAACTGTCAAACAGAACTTGACAAACAGCAAAAAAGTACTTCTCGAAAAACAATACTTTCGGAAGAGAGGAATGTGGATAACAAGACCGTTGCGGACCTTCATCGGAGCGCGGAATCCATGGGACTGTCAATCGTATCGCGCGACCTCCCACGCGACATATGTGGCCTGTACGACGACCGGCACAGGCTCATCCTGCTGGCCGACTGGCTCAACCAACGCCAACGCCGCTGCACGTTGTGCCACGAGCTCATACACGCCAGACACCATGACCCAGGATGCGGTACACGATACGGAATCAAATGCGAGCGCCGTTGCCGCAGGGAGACCGCGCTGGCGCTGATCTCACCGGTGGATTACGGCATGGCCGAGGAAGTGTACGAAGGTAACACGTGGATGATGGCCGTGGAATTGGGCGTGACCGTACAGGTATTGTCCGACTACCGGCAGCTGCTCTACGATTCCGGCGTGTGCGTGCAATAAAAGAAGCTCAGCGTCCACATACCGCGACGGGAAACAAAAAGGGTTCCGCCCGAACACAGTCGGACGGAACCCAAGGAACCAACAATCAGCATTTCCGTTTTCACCAAAATGAGGTTCCACGCACAGTGTAGCGCGGATCCTCGGAAAGAGACAACCATGGCCAGAGCGTTCGTAGACGACAGATGGCTCAAAAACGACGAGGACGGCAACCCGCCCAGCAGGGCCGCGAAACAGTCGCTGGCCAATGCGAAGGATCCGATGAAAGCCAATGTGCCCGGCAAATGGCGGTCCGCGCTGTACGGCCAAGGCTCACGGTGGAGATGCCGCTGGTACACGCTTCGAGACGGCAAACGCGTCCAGAAATCACGGAACTTCGCCAAGCTCCGTGACGCTGAGGAATACGCAGCGGCCATCGAGGACGACATCAGACGCGGCAAATACCGCGACCCGCAGCAGGAACTACGCATCTTCCGGGACGTTGCCTCCGAATGGACGGACGGCAAGATGGATATCAAACAGGGCACTTTGGGCAGATACCGCCGCGAATTGCGCGTTTATATCAACCCCAAGTGGGGCGATCGCACACTGAGGGAAATCCAACGCGACGAACTGCAACAGTGGGTCACGCAGCTCACCGAAGGCAGGTATCCCGCCGAACTGCAGGACGATCGCGAATCGAAGCCATTGAGTCCACGCAGCATCCGCAACATCGTCAAGGTCGTCATGGGCGGTGTCATGGAATTCGCTTTGGAGCACGGCTGGATCGGAGAGAACCCCATTGAAAAGGTCACCGTGCCGCGCATCACGCAATCCGATGACGACATGGTGTTCCTTACCGTCGAGGAGGTGGAGTTGCTGGCCGGCATGGCCGAACGGGCAGGACGGCCGGTAGACGGGCTGATCGTCCGCTGGCAGGCATACACCGGTGCCCGCATTGGCGAGACGCTGGCACTCAAATGCGGCGACGTGGATGTGGATTCACGCAGGGCGCGCATCCGCCGCACTTGGACCGACGACGGCAAAGGCAGGCTTGTGCTGGGCACGCCGAAGAACGGCAAACCGCGCAGCATCGCCATACCCAGATTCCTCATACCGTCCATCGAACGGCAGATGGAGGGCATGGGCGACGACGACTGGCTGTTCCGCGCGGCAAGAGGCGGGAACCTATGGACGAACACGTGGCGGACGCGTGTCTGGCGAAAGGCCGTCCGACTGGCCGGCATGGAGGACGAGGGCGTGACCATCCATAGTTTGAGGCATAGCTATGCGAGCTTTGCGATTGCTCAAGGCGCGGATGTGAAGACCCTACAGATGCAGCTCGGCCACTCCTCACCCAGCATCACGCTGAACACATACACGGCTCTCTGGCCGGAACGATTGGACGATGTGGCGGACGCGATTGGCGAGCTGCGCGCTGAACAGTTGAAGACCGTCTAGACGCGGAGGTTGCGCGGTCATCGTGTCGAATCGTGTCGATAGCCTACGGCCAAGAAAAAATAAAACCTTGGAAACATAATGTTTCCAAGGCTTCCGGTCGGGCTGACAGGATTTGAACCTGCGACATTCTGCTCCCAAAGCAGACGCGCTACCAAACTGCGCTACAGCCCGTTCACGTTCACACCCCGCGAATCCGCCTCACGGAATCGCACCAAGTGAACACGAGTTTCTATTATAGCGTATGGTTGGACAACGACAGGCTTACAATAGCATTTCGGAAGGGAGAGTGGCATGGGACGTCACCAGCAGGCCGAATCGTCAGGCATCATCTCCTTTGTGACATGCGCCGTTATCGCCTGGTTCGTCATGAACGCATACATGCAGTTCGCCCCGGCCATCTGGCGTGTCACGCAGCGTCTGTTCACCGTCTGCTCGGGAATCGTGGCAGGATGCGGAGTCGTTTCATTCAGTTTGGGTTACGCACGAAAATCACGTTCGCTGACACTCAAGCATGGCTGGGTCATTCCGGTTCGCCGTGTTTTCGAGATCCTTGCGCTTTCCGTGGTGTATGCTTCGACCATTTTCGTCACATCGTTCATGATGTTGTCCATCGTCAACAACATGATGGGCATCCGCACGCTGAAAGGCTATCTGCCGATCCTATGCGCGGCCATCGCAGGCGTTGTAGGCTATATCACTTTCGTGCAGGCGGAACTTATGAATGCCAAAACGATCGCTTCCCTACTGCCATTTTTCGTGGTGTCTGGCGTGAGTATCGCAGGATTGACGTCCGACGATCCGTACTGGTACAACAATAATTTCTCTCAATTGGGCGACCGTACGACGTTCGCCGCGCGTATGTTCAATTCGACGCTGACGCTCGCGGGCATCTGCATTGTGATCATCAGCTATTTCGCCGTTTCCGAGCTCATCACCACGTATCGTCTGCAATTGCAGTATCTGGATTCCAATGCCATCAATGAGACGCCGAAGCATTTTCGTACGAGGATTCTGCTGCTGTCAATCATGTTGACGTTGGCCGGCATCGCTTTCGTAGGTATCGGCATGTTCCGTTACACACCGCATCCGATTTTGCACAACGTGTTCGCCCGCGGCCTACCATGTTTGATGAGCGTGCTGATGATTGCCCTGCCTTGGCTTGCCCCGCAACTCTCAAAGGTCGTATACGTGGTTTCCGATCTTGCGATTGCGATTGGGGCTTATGCCGGATTCCAATGGCTGAGCGGGCATAACACGCTGACGAATGTGGAGGCGTTGGCCGGCATGATGTTCCTTGGCTGGTTCATCATTTTCTCGCGTCAAATCGCCGCCATCGAAGCGGATCGCGTGCAGACGCAGCTGATACTGGCGCAATCTGAGAGACCACGCTCCGTCGAGGATCTTGCGGAAGTCAGCGAAACTGTTCCCGACACAGTTTCGAGGCTCGCCGCACAAGTCTGA